TCACCATCAAGATCGCCGTCTGTATTTGTTATTGTGGTGTCGCCTGTAAAATCTACCCCAGGTGTATCAGAAGTAAAAATAATATCATCAGTATGTTCTCCTGTTCCCTGACTTACAACTACACCACCGGGAGAATAATCGGCTGCATGATCAGTGACAAAATCGGCTGCTGCTTCTGCAAGTGTGTCTCTTGTAACTACTGCTAAAGCTCCGGCAAATTGTTCGAGAACATTATCAATATCAGAATCCACAACATCACCAAGTATATAAGCATCTTCGACTATTTCGCCATTAATGTCATTCTCTGCTATGTATTGTTTCTCTACAACCTCTTCAATTTCTTCATATCTTTCGATAAGTTCTGTTGGCCATTTTCTTGGAGCTATGTTAAAAAGATTTTTTCTGATCCAATCCCAACCTTTTAATTTTTTCTTACGAATTTCAGTAAGCACTTTATATGAAGAAGCATAAAATCTAATATTCTTATAACATGCATAAACATCATTATTAGGAGTAATTTCATAACGTGCTGTATATAATCGAATTTCTATATCACCATCACTTTCCAGACTAATAAATTGTCTCCGATAAGTTTTCCAACCAGACCATCCTGCAGGAGCCGTTTCCGCTGTTGTATCAATATACTGTGGAAATGTATCCCATTCAAGAAATAAATTATCACCAGATTCTTTAAGGGATTTCCCGTTTTGTATTACCTGTACTCTTACCCTTTCTAAATTTATAGGAGATGCCGTAGGATTAAAAAATCCATATTCAAATTCTAATACAAATTTATCTGCTACATTTATAATCGAATATGTGCCAAAATTTTGTTTTAAATATGATCCCCCAACATCATAACTAATTACAGCCACACCTTCTAACTCACCTGTTACATAATCACATATTGGTTTATAAAAATCACCATTATAATTTGTCCAAAAATCAAAATCAGGATCATCAAATGTTTTTGCTTTGAACTTCCAGTTATCAATCCAACTTTCTTTATATCCGTAATCCTGGTTAATAATTATTTTTTTAGCAGGAGCCAATACCATCATTACTCCGTTTTCTACATCATGAATATCAGACGAATAATCAGTACGGTTAATTAATTGTTTAGCGGTTACAGATGTACCTGATTTTGTCGTAGCAGCAGTAAATATCCTTCCGTAGATAGTTATTTGATTAAGCTCAACTGGCCTGAAAATATTAAATACACCATTTCTCTGCCTTATAATTGCATTGTATTTTTTAAGTATCTGTTCCAACACTTCATAACAATACATATCACGGAATATGTCAACATCTATCTTGATCTGATCAAAAGGCGAATCTCCTTCGCCATCATCCATTGATTCTTCATAGATATTACAATACTCCGTAAATGTCGTTATTCCTATCTTGCCAAGTATATCTAAGATGATTTGTGATTCAAGCATCCGACCATTATAGTAATCATCTTCAACATCTTTATAGATAATATCTTTTAATTGTCCCAAGCCATCTGAAGCAGATATCTTTACAGGATAAGCAACGCCATCATAAGGTTCAGCGTAACTACCTGGCATGATATAACCTCTCCAATACAGATTTGCATCGCCATAATAAATACTTACTCTATTATAAAACTCCTCAATTGCATACAATTCAGCATATTGAAAATTAGTCTTTGAATAAACACTAAATTCTGCAATAGTCCCCTTGACAGGTTCGTTAAGTATATGATCAGAATTAGCAAGATATTCTACCGACAAAGGACTGCCCGTTGATTGCATTGTGTTTATTGCTCCTGCATAAGCATCTTCCTCAATATCTACCCTCCAGTCAAGATTGTGGATGTCTGTAAATTCTGTTCTATATTTTACTCCCCATGCCATTATGTTGTTCTTCCGATTAATTCACCATATCGCATACCTGCAATATATATATCCCTGCCAAGTAATTTACCATCAACTTTGACATTTATCATTTGTCCTCCCAGCAGACCTTTAAGCTTCGACAATGGAGCAATAACCTCAGGATCAGTTTTTGCTCCTGCATATTCACCGACATTAGCTAATGTAGGACCAGTTACTAAACCGCCTCCAGCAAGATTAAAAACACCTTTTAGAAATGATCCCAATCCTTCTTTAACAATTGCACTACCAGGGAAGAGTAATGATAGAATACCAAATACTGCTGCTTTAGCTGCTAATTGTGCAGCTATCTGATTGATTGCACCAATGAATGATTTAGCCATTGCATCAATACCAGTTCCCATATTCTGGAAAAATCCCACAAAAGCCGAATCCAATGCACTGACTATACTTAATTCATTTTGTAGTTTATCATTAAATGCTTCAGCAGCAAAAGCTGCTTTAGTAAGCTCATCTACCGGAGCAGGAGTAGGAGCTAATCCTGCCAGAGTTGGTTTTTTACCCAATGTCGGATATGTTATCCCGGCTGTTGTAGCTTTAGAATATGCCTCGGTACGTTCTATTATATCTTCTGTTCCTTCTTTAAGTAATGAATTAACTGACCTAAGTGGTTTAAGTGCTTTTTCAGCAGCAGCCTTCATTATTTCACCTAACCTCGCCCATGCGTTTGTCAATCCCTGCCGTTCAGGATCAGTAATCAGCATCCATTGCGTATAATCTCTGGCAAAATCTTTTACAGTATCACTTGCATCATTAATAATTTTCTGGAATGCTGCTATTTCCTTTGTCGAATAAGGAATAAACATCCCTGCAGCACCCATTATACCACCTTTCTGAAGTTCCTTCTGTGCAGCTATATAAGCTTTAACAGCATCTTCATTTTCTCCAAGTAGATCAGCATTTTCAACATAATATCTTAATCTCTTTTCTGCTAATCCTGATGCAACAACTGTACCGGCGGCCAGAGCAGCTTTTATCTCTGCTTGTGCGTAATCCAGTTGTTCTTTTTCAAGCTGAGCAACTATATCAAGATATCTTTGAGCTGCTTTTACTCTTATTCCGTCTGCATAAGATGAATTTCTGAATATTAATTCCTGTTGGATCATCTCAAGATTGAGATCCGATTCTATCAGTTTCATTCTGAGCGATAAATCAAAAATTAAATCCAGTTGCTTGGCAAGCTCCTCGCCTGCTTTAGCAGCATCACGCATTCTTTCACCAAGTCCTATAAAATTGACAGTAGCTATACTTCTTTTGATCTCATCCAGAGCAAATTTAATTCTACTTTGTTGTATGGCAAGCTTATCCCCAGTTGCATTAGTTGAAATCATGATTTTATCATAGACCTCAAATCCTTTTTTGACAACTATTAATGCAGCAGCTACTTTAGCCAATGCAATAGTCATCATTTTGAAATTACGTTCAATATCCCGACTATGCGCAACGGCTTTTCTTTTCAATTCGGCAGTAGCTCTTTTAGCATCTTCTGAAGCTGCTTTAAAATCCTTTGCCGAACCAGTGATTTTTACTCCTACATCTACTCCCTTACGACTTGCCATCACTTAACTTTTTTTGTGCCTCTTTACTTGTCATTCCTTTTTCTTTTGTTCGTTGCTCCCAGGGAAGCTTGAATAAATCCGAAGGCTTCTTAAATACTTTTGTTCCATTTTGAGATACTACATTATAAAAACATATTGTCCGTATCTGCTCCCATGATATTTTTTGTACTTCATATCTTGCCTTATATATAGCAATAATCTCATCCTGACTCATCTCATCAAGAAAGTATTCCGGATCAATACCTATCACACCAACACAAAACCCATAGAGCTCATCTATTTTGAACTCTTTTGCCCCTGTTTTTTTTTATTCTCTTCTCCTGGCTCGAATATGGCCATAGAGAAATTAGTCACAGCTTCAGTATAATAGTCATCAATAGCATCAAGGAATTGATCATAAGTATATTTAAACTCTATACCTTCTGATTTAGCCCCTGCTTTTGCTGTGACATAAAAGAATTGAAATAGATTTTCCGTTCCTTCATATTCTGCAATAGACTTACCTGATAACTTCTCGTATTCGATCATAGCCCGTGCAGTGATCTTGATAGGATAATCACGATCACCTACTTTTACCCGTTTTATTTCAAGCAGTTCCATTATGCAGGTTCCGTAATAGTAATTGAACCCGTCACTTCAGCAGCAACATCATCTGTTACTGTAACCGTATAAGTTCCCGGCTCACAAGCTGTAATATACTGCGTGACCTCTGCTGCACGTGACCATACAAAAGTATAAGGAGCCGTTCCACCTTTCGGGAAACAAGCTGTAAAACCGTCATCAGCATCAGGAGCCGAACAATTAGTGCCAAGTACGCCAACACGTAATGCTACATCACCTGACCATGCAAACCCATCATAATGTTCAAATGTGCATGAATTTGAAGCATTTGTTTGGTCAGCTGCATCGTAATGTAAAGAAGTAATAATAAAATCACCTTCTGCATAAAATTGCGTTTCATCAGGACTTCCAGCAATATCTTCTGCAAGATGTAAATGTACAGGCTCACGAGCAAGATATGCTGTCATCATAGTTGCAAAATCAGTATAAACCATATACTGATCACAAGTAACAGTAATTTCCAATCTACCAGTATCTTTAGTATTAAATTTACCAGTATCTTTATTACTTGTTTCTCTTACGGTCATTGTCATATCTAATGAATGCGATGTCGCATTTGCAACTTTAGCACCATCGATATATACGAAAATGTCCGATCCATTAATAACTACTGCCATAATTTTAAATTTTAATTGTTAATAACTTGTTATATATGTTGAAAATGTCGACTTGTTTAAAAATA